TGTGTCAGGCTGCTCGTAGAATAATGGCTTGTAATCGTCTAAAAGTTGAATCATAGCTAAATTAATTAATTGGGGATTTCCATTTTCCGTTTCATTCCTGTACACTCAGAAACATACCCCCCCCCTTCTGTAACATATTGATACATAGTTTATTCGTCGCCCAGGTCATGGAGTGCCAACGCTTCATCTTCATCCTCAACTATCTTCGCATTCTCGATGGCAATACTCTTGCCAATCCATTGAATAGGTGGTGCAATCTTCTCGCCATTAGTTGTCAGATCAATCTGCTGCTTGGGTAGTCCGAACCTATACGATAGCCATAACTTGAGTGCTTGCGTGTCTCCTTGTTGGCACTTGTATAGGAGTGCATCCCATATCTGCTGAGGGGCTGCCAACGCATCCATTTGTTCAATGAGTTTAACCTCCATAATCTTTGGCTTTCTTCCCGCACCAGGTCTTGCACCTCCATTTTTCCCCATATTGATACAAAACTTTGTAAAACTGAAATAAAGTGTTTATTCAGCCTTAAAGGTAATCTAAAAAAAATATACTAATCATTAAAAAATATCTTACAATTCCCTTGTAGTTAATACAAACCTTTGTACATTTGATAAATGTTTAACCAAAACCCATAAAAACATGACAGATTTACTCATCATTTCAGCGGGCACGATCATAGTTTTTGCCCTTACTTATTTCCTAACCCCTAAACCAGTAAACCAATGAAACGCAGAGAACTAATTGAGGAACTTGAGGAACTATTGTCTGACGAGTTTGACTCCTCAGAACTTGTTTACCTAACAAAAAAGGAACTTATCAGAATCTTAATTTCAACCGCTAAATTTTACAAATATGAAGAAAGCAATTAAAACAATCGGACTTGTAATTTATTTCATCGTGGCATTAATCCCGATTTTTATCCTTGGCTATATGTTAGGCTTAAAACTACTTTAAAGCATGGAACTAGAACAAAACATGGAATGGCTTACGCAATGGTTTCCCGATGAAAACCACGCAAAAGGCTTTGAGTTGGCAAAGAAAACTCCTCATAGTAAAAGCACTTCTTACCATTCGGGCGGAGGTTTTACTCATTTGTTTTTGCACTTAATGGATGGCAGAGTAATGGCTATTCACTTTATGGACTTTGAGGTTGAGACCTCAGAGAAAAAATTCGATACCCTAGAAAATTATCTTGATGAATGTTTTAACACCTACTAAAATGATGGAAAATCTAACTATTGAAATCGCAAAAGAGTTTTTGAAATCCAAGGGATTCTATACTGAATACTTGTTTCACAGAAGCCTAGTGACCAAAAAGTACAGTGCAACAAATGAACAAGCGGAGAAGATTATAGCCGATGTTGTTACACAAGGAAATTTATTCGACATCATGGACAATGGCATTTTTATTCTTTGCGATTCTAATTTCATAAAGCCTTTTAATGAGGTTGATGAATTTGACATTTTAAAAATGTCGAGACAAGAGGTAATAAACTTTTTGTGCTACTATGACAGAAACGGAGTTTACCGAGATGAGGATTGCGAAGACGAGTGCATTAGTCCCTTGACTTTGGAGGCTGCTCAAGAGTATGCAATTAGGTTTCTCGATGGAAAAGGATGGGATAGCGAAGAGTATGGAGACCCAACAGAAAACCAACATTTCAGAAATGAACTATTAAAAAAAATTAATCAATAACTAAAACACTTACTAACATGAACACACAGAAATCATTTGCCTATTGTGAGGCAGTCGGAAAATCAAAAGTTTGGATGGCTTACGCTGAGAATTTCTCTTGCGTTGAAATCTTAGAGGAGGGTTTTAATCCTAATTCGGGTTATGTTTATTTATACCTTGAAATAGGTGTAACCATTGCGAGCCTAGTCGGTGGAGATGTCGAGTTTATAATTTATGACGATGAGACAGATGCTGAAAGGTTTTTCGACTCTTACCAAGAACTTGAGCAATATTGGGAGTCTGCTCAACAAGGTTAACCGATGAGACTTTAATAGTCGAAACATTAGGGGCGAAAGCCCCTTTTGTCTTAACCATAAAAAAGACAGTCAATAGGATCAGTCCCAACCTTTAAATTTTAGCCTATTTTAAGCCCATTTAAGACCTCTAAATTTTAGCCTATGTAACATCACTCAAAAAAATATATCGTTCAACCAGCGGCTTAAAAATGCCCTCCTTTGCCTTTCTAGGTTTCAAGGTGGCTATGCCATGCAGTCTGCCTACTCAGATAGGCACGGAATCGGCATACCCCTACCCCATAGTGTAAAACATGGCGGTTTGACCCATAGTGTAAAACATGGCGGAAAAATAGCCATAGTGTAAAACAGAACCAGTTCGAACAGGTTCAGCCCCATAGTGTAAAACAAAATCTCCTGGGGTGTTAGTGTAAAACAAAACCATTTATCCAAAAAAATTACCCTTAGTGTAAAACAAAAATAAATTTTATAATTCACTTGCATTTAATGTGCAGAGTCTTGTACCTTAGCATCATTAATCACTTAAACACAAACACAATGTTAAAAGATCACCACTTTATCCTTGAGCAGTCAGGCTTTAGCCTGGAGCTCGAATCCTTCCAAAACGAAGGAATTGTCTTAGACCTATTCTTTGGCAATGGCAAGTCCCTTACCCTAGAGCTGTACGATGACCTCAACGAGCGGTTTACAGACCACTATCGAGTTATCTGTGCCATCCTAGACCCTTTTATTGTTGAACAACTAGAAGCCAATGTAAGACAATGCTTTACGAAATGATGACTGCCACCGAGTACGGTGTACTACGGGGCTTTACCGAAAAATCTACACGAGTTCATCAGATTATCCGCTCAGGTGTATGGCCTGAAGAATGGGTGTATCCTCCTAAGAGATTAGGAAACCAATGGGTTCTATTTGTATCAACTAACTGGATTAACAATGGTAGAGGATAAAATCAAAGAATGGATACTAGAGAACTTTGGGGAGGTACCCCATAGTGAAAAAATAGAGATTCTTAAAACCTTCGAGATGTATTGGGATGAGATTAGTTACCGATACGCAGAAATTAAAACACTAGAAAAATATAAACACTTAAAACCATGAAAGAACTAATTGCAATCCAATCAGAGCTTAAAGCTCCAAAGAATCAGTTTAACGCATTCGGCAAGTACAAGTACCGATCCGTAGAGGATATTCTAGAAGCGGTAAAGCCTTTGCTATTGAAGTATGAATGTACCTTGACTATTGAAGACGAGGTGAAAGAAGTAGGAGGTCTTGTCTTCATAGAAGCTACCGCTGCAATCCAGGTAGACAAAGAAGGCAGAACTGAAGGCAGAGCAGTAACAGCCCAGGCAGGCATTGACATCAACCGCAAGGGTATGGATGTGGCTCAGAGTTTTGGTAGTTCCTCCAGCTATGCTCGTAAATATGCTTTGAATGGGCTTTTCCTCATAGATGATACAAAAGACCCTGATTCTACCAACGATCATGGTGGTAAAAAAGAAGAGTTAACTCCATATCATGTAAAGTGGCAGGGTGCTAAAGATTCTTTATCCCTTGGCAAGGTAACCTTAGAGCAAATTAAGTCTGTTTATATTCTTACAGCACAACACGAAAAACTTCTATTATCATGAACTTTAAATGCAGAGCAAGTGCCCTTGGTCAATTGATGACCAACGCACGGAGTAAAACAGAATCATTGTCTCAGACAACTAAAAGCTATCTGGAGGATTGGTACAAGGAGCAGATTTACGGAGTAAAAAAGCAGATTAAGAGTAAGTACATTCAGAAGGGATTGGCTCTTGAAGATACAGCTATCGAGTTTTACTCGGTAGCTATGAATAAGGACTTTATGATTAAAAATCTTGATCACTTCGAGGATGATTTCTTTACAGGTACTCCCGATTGTTTTCACGAGGGTATAGTCTATGACTTTAAAACCTCGTGGGACTGCTTTACTTTCCCTCTGTTTGACGATTCCCCTGACATGGGGTACTACTATCAACTCCAGGTTTATATGCACCTGACAGGCTTAAAAAAGGCTAAGTTGGTTTACACCCTTCAGGACACCCCAGAGTTCTTGACTTACGAAGAACCAGTAAGCTACTCCCATGTGGAAGACAAGTACCGTATCAAGGAGTTTGACATCGATTATGACCCCCAGGTAATTGAGATGGCCAAGGCTAAGGTATTGGAGTGCAGAGAGTATTTAAACGGTATGGGGATATGAAGAAGCAGACAGCAGTAGAATGGTTGCATGAGCAACTAACCTCCACATGGTATGATGGAAAGTCTTCCAAGGAAGTATTAGAGATAGCTAAGTATAAGGAGAGAGATCAGATTGCAGAGGCCCACAGAGAAGGTGCTTGGTTCTATGCAGTTAAGACCTATGAGAGCGGACAGAATTACTACGAAGAAACCTACGGAGACAAATGACATCACTAACTCAAGAACAGAAAGACGAGATAGCTAGACTATATAAACTCAAAGTATTAAACAAGAATATAGCTACTATAATGAATATTAGTAAGCATCTAGTAAATAATTATATATACAAGGAGTATCTGTTGACCAACGAGAGAGCCAAGAATACTTGCTCTCACCTCAAGTCTGCCGATCAGGTTCTCGAACTATATAAGAAAGGTGTACCATATAAAGAAATTATGTATAGTACTGGTGTAAAATACCATCACTTATGTGATATTCTCAAACTGACCGATGAGAGAAGAGTAAAGTCTCTTAGTATAAAAATAGTTAGACAAATAGAGCGTATGGTAGCGGAAAATTGGAGGACTTGCGACATCGCAAAAGAGCTGAATCTAGACTACAACAGAGTCTCACATTGGGTGCGAAAAGCCAAGAAAGAGGGTGTACACTAGTTTACACTAAGTGTACACCTAAGTGTAAACCAAAATCGGCCTCCATTGGCTCCAATCGCAATAAGTGAACACTTTGAACACTTTTTGGCAAAAATGAAAAAAAATAAATTTTCACCTAGTCAAAAAAAATATATTCTAAAAAAAAGTGTAAACTTGTAAACCTACGGCAAAAAACGGCCTAAAATCTGCGAATCTAGAGAGTATAGGGGGTTTTGGGGGGTTTACACTAGGTGTAAACTAAGTGTAAACTTGTGTACACTTTTTTGCCCAAAAATGCCATTTTTCTATAAACCTTTGTAAAACACGAAAATGAATGTAACGCTAGGAAGAGCAATCAATTTACTGAACTCAGGGTTCAGCGTAATGCCCATATCGGAGGGTAAAAA